ACCCTCCCTAACGAGTCAAGCAAGCCTCGTACACCTGTCTGCCCGCACTGCCAAGAGGTGGCTTGAACAGCACCCACCACCGCTCACCCTCCGGCCCTCGTCTGCGTGTGTTGCAGGCGGGGGCCACCTCTCGACTAAAATTTCGATACCGACTAAATTTGATGCTCTCTTTTTTCGATAAATTTACGACTAAATCGCATTTTATTCCCCTGGAGCCCGACTAAATTCTGTGAACCGTTTTCGTTTTTAGTCACGACTAAAAAACGGTGTCATTTTCTCACTTAGTACCAAAGTCGGTACTTAGTACCAAAGTCGGTACTTGGTGTTGCCGAGAACACTCGGTTCCATAATTACACCGAAAGGGTGGTATCAAAATGATACCATAACAAGAATGATTCATGTTCGGGTTGAAACAGGCTGGCGAAACAGGGGTCACCGCCTCGCAGTACAGCGTTTAGTCAGCCCAAACCCAAAACATGAACCAAAACATGAATGGAAAGTGCGAATCCAGCCCAAAAAGGGCGATTGTCGGACCGGTGACAAGCCGAGCCGGAGCAAACCAAAAACGCCCAAAACAGCCGAATTTCATTGATTAGTCGTCAAATGCTCATATAGGAGGGGGAACACCGGTCGGAATACAGGAGGGAAACCAAATGCAACCAAGCACAAATGAAAATATGCAAGGAAATGAAGCAAGCATGATGAAGCAGTTCATCAACGGAACCGAAAACCCCCATGAGGTTATCATGGCAACATTGGTTGAGGCTGTGTCAAAGCACAGCAACGCCAACCGAGCCATGACCCGACGGGTCAACAAATACCAAGCCAAAGACACCGTACCAGCAACGGTACTCAAAGGGCTGAACGATGAGATGGGAATCAAGAACCCGTCGATGGCGGCAATCAAAGATGCCGGATTCCGACCAGTGAAGACCATCCGACCAAACCAGCAACCACGAACCTACGACCTCGGTGAACTCGATGCAACAGACTTGGTTCTCAAGCCAGCAGTACGCCGAGCATTGGCCGCTTTGGTCAGCCTCAAAGCCTACCAAGATGCCAACCGCCGAGCCGTTGAAATCAGTGGACAGCAAGCCATCAAGATTGACCTCACCATCATGAAAACCACACCCGAAATGCTCCAAGCATTCGGCCTCATGGATGGCGATATGGTGCGATATGTCCCAGTTAACAGCAAGGCATTGATTCGTGACGGAATGAACACATTGAAGCAGATTCATGACAGCGATAACCCGAACATTGCACTTGACACTCGCAACCGTGTTGAAGGCTCCACTGTCCACCAGTACGCCCTTCAAGGTGATGGCGTCGATTGCCTCAAGGCACACCTTGCCATCAACACCTCAACGGTGCTTGAGTGGACCAACAACGGCCACGCCGCCGCTTGGTACTGTTCCCCTTGCCAAAAGTCGTGGGGCTACCAGCAAATCAAGCGAGCCAACGCCTGCCCCGACTGTGGCAATGGCAAGCGCAACCTCGGCATGAACAGCGTCACCATGCACCTTCCAGTGCTGACCAAGACACAGGGCGGCCTCAAGACCTACGGCGGCCACCGAGTTCACTTCAAGGCTTGCCGCATCAAGAAGAGCCTATTCAACCGCATTGTGATGGCTCACCGTGGCCAAATCACCACCGCTCAAGTCATGGCCGACATCATGGCAACAGACGGCGGCGCAAGCCGATTCAGCACCCGAATCGAAGGCGGCAAATGGTCAAAGATGGACTACGATGTGGTCCCATGCTCATTTGAGGTTCAAATTGGTGGCGAGCAGGTGACCCTTCTCGGCATTGCTCTTGAGCGACGATTCAAGGCTTGAACACACAACGAAAAACGACACACTGCGGAGGTATTGACAAGCAAACGAAACAACAACAGCGACCGGTTCTCACCCTGTGCCGGTCGTGGAGCAGACCAGCAGGGTGAATTTTTTTATGTCCAAAACGCAACACTGCGAGCCTGTTGAGCAGGTGCCGCCCTGCTGGGCTGGGAGTGAAAATGAAATTAAGCCCACAGACACCCCTACAAGCCACGCAATGGGTGCCAGTGGTACCCATGCCGCCCAGCACCCACGAACGGCCCGTATGGGCCATGTATGACACCGAGAAACGGCATTCATGAGTTGGGTGTGTGGGTGATTCTGCGCCATCTTGACTCCAAAAATCGCCGCCCGCCCCCCAGCCACAGGTGCTTAGTACCCCGAAAATTCCGCAGTAAAATTTTTCAAAACCTTCTTTATAAACGCCTACTGACGGCTCGGAAAATACCGCCACGACTACGGCTTTTTGACTTGCCACCTTGCCATGCGCCTTTACCCATAGACCGGCCAGCAAATGGAACGGTATCGGATTTAAAGGAGAATTGGTCAATAGCGTGTGCCAAAGCCATTACCAAGTCATTGTGTTTGCCGGTATCAACAATGTCGCCCGATTTCCAAGCATGTGACTCTAATTCTTCTAACATTTCATTAACGACTCGCCTTGTTGTATCGTCGCCATAGGGGAATTCAATCTTGCCCCGTTCAAACCACACCCTCAATCGGTTTAGCAATCCCTGCTTCAAGCCTTTGTTACTAACCTTTGACTCTCGATACTCAACACCAATGCCCTTAGCCTCTAACAAGGACTTGAACAATCGCTGAAACCCTACATCTTCTGCCGCAAGAGGTGCGCTGTACTTTTTACACCACTCACCAATCATGTCAGCCTGCCTATCGGGGGAAAAGTCATTCCTTCTCCAAATGTTTGCAACGCACAAAGAACCATCGGATTCTTGACGAACCAGTACCATTACAGAATAGTCTTTCCCTAATCCTTGTGACGGGTCAAAACCAACAACATACTTGCACCCACCACGCTTTTCACTGTCAAACACTTGTTCTAAGTCCATGTTTGCTCTTGTGAACTTGCGAGGGTACACAGCCGCTTCATCATCAATGACCTTGCATAAAAATTCTTGTGCAAATTCTAACTCTCCTGTCACCTTTTTCTGCTCAAGCAAGAAATCAAGCGGTCGGAACTCCGGCCAAAGGGCTTGTAACTTTTCCGGTTCATGTTTGTTTTCATCCCAATTGGGAATAGCAGACCAAACACCAGTCTTCCATTGGTCATTATCAAGCATTTCAGTGTGGTACAAATCAGCCATACTCATTGGTGTACCAACACAGTACAGAAACGCACCGGGGTCAAGCATCGGCATGACAACCTTTCGTAGCCAATGCCTTAACTGTTCGTTGTTAAGTTCTTTTTTAGCATCGAGCAATACATCGTCAAGTGCTACGACAGCAGGGTGGTCACCACGAATAGCACTACCAACAGAAGAGCATCGAATGACTGCACCATTGTTAAGCCATAGTTCCTTTTTACCACCCTTCTTAGGGTCAATGTATCTTGCAAGTTCTTTGTGGCTTGTTAAGTCCTTTCGGATTTCTGCCAACCGACGAACTGCTGTATCTTGGCTTGCACTAAACAACCAAATGTCCATAGGCTTCCCGTTGAACTTTTGAAATAAACACATGTGTAATAACTTTACACCAAGCGTCGTACTCTTCGAGTGACTTCTCGGAGCAATAATACAAACACGGTGAACATGCGCTCCCTTCCTATCACTGTAAATATCCATCCATTCTCCAATGTGGGAACCCCAAGAGTAACCAAGCCATCGGTAAAAGTAGGAAACATCATTTCTTGCTCGTTCAAAAGCCAACGCTTGTTTAATTCTTGACATTAGGCATCACATACATTCTTATCGGCAATTTCCAAAAAATATCAATCTTCAAAGTCATAAGTTCACCACGGTCGCAAAGCGCGTAAGCCGCAATACGGACAGATTCTCGTAAAAGCCTTTGCTTGAGAAAGATATTTACTTTCCCAACCACAAGCCGTACAAACAACATGTTCACGCTTCATCACGAACCACCCTTAAACAACCGCAGTACACCATTTTCTTTTCGTCTTTACACCACTTTTTGTGAGAAGTATAACGGGAATGGCAACGGTGACCGCAATTTTGACATTCTCTTAATTTTTTTACTTGTGGGTTAGTCAATGTTGACCCTCCACAGGAGCAAATAGTGTTCCGACAAGACCTTTTTCTTTGTCGAGTATGTGCGCTGACAATCCGGCAATACTTGTCGTATAACCTTGTCGAGCGTGGTACCTGTCATGTCCAGCAAGCGAAGGTAATTGAATAATTAAACAACCACCCTTTTCAACAACTTGTCTGTGGTGCAGGTGACCGTGGAACCAAGTGTGGTGTTCGCAAGCACCCCAAAGTTCTCTTTTCTCATTACTCATTAGTTCAACAAGATTCTTTGCCCCATCTCCGTGAATAAAGCCCATCAAATTGTTGCCATACTGAACATACTGTCGAGTGGAAGGACTTACAATGATTTTACAGTCTTCGGTGCTTTCGTATGCGGCACTTAGGTACATCATCAAAGCAATTGCCGACATTCTATCGTGATTACCCGGCATGAACACTACTTCAACAGGAGCGACCTGTCTAAGCAGTTCAATGTGTTCTCTTGCCATTTGGCAACCAGTCATTAAGATTTCAGCAGGGCTACCACACATGTCTTGTGGTGTACCCTTTGTTGTTGTACCGGCATCAGTATCAACATGGAACCAGTCGCTACCAGTAGCCAAGATAATCTTTTCCGGTCGAGAAGGAAGGCGGCAAATCAATTCTTGTGTCTTTTCCATCAATCGGGTTCTTGCCTCATCGAAATTGTATGTTTCTCCAACCTCGTCAACCCAACCATACTTGCCCCAATGAAAGTCAGTAGGGCTGATAACAAGAGCATACTCCAACGAATCTTCAACCATAGCCATTTGTGGCGTACTTGCAGGTGCTTGGGGAACAAGTTGCATGAACTCATTAAGTATTTTTTCCTCAAACATATTGTACTTTTCAGCAGATTCTTCAATAGACTTCCACTTGGCTCTCTCGAACTTTTCGTGTAACTGATGCTTTCTTTTTGTTACCAAATCATCAACAAGCATTTCGACTTTTGTGTTTGCCAGTTGCTCATCAGTGTATGGTGACATGTCATGTGTCCACCCATGTCGGCGTCGGTACTCATCAAACCACGCACGAGGAATACCGAACTGTCTGCAAATTTGATTCATTGACGCAGGCTTGCCTACCATATTGCTGTATGCCTCTTTCATTGCTCGGTGTTTGTCACCACCAACACAAATCATTTGGTCAGCAACCCGCAAAAAGGTATGGTACTCGTCTTCAATAGCATTGTAGTGGTACGATTGCTTAACGGCATCAACGGTTGGTTCGATTTCAGTCATTTCTTCAATCGACGCAGGTGAGTTAAGGTTGTTTTTGTAGCGATAAATAGACATTTCCCAACCTTTTACCGACTTTTTGCCATCCAAAGCGTTTAATTTTCTTGCTAATGAAAGCACAGAACTTTTGGTGTCATAGTGTTCGGCAATCAAATCATTCCCGTAGTCTTTCTTGGCTCTCATCAATCTAACCCATGAGGAAGCCCTTTATGAACATTTATGTTTCTATTGATTTCATTACAACAAAAAGAAATAAACAACGCACAGAAAGGCCAAACCCTTAATTCTTTTATTACTTCATAGGTGTTTAATGCCCCCCCCTTTGCTTAGGTTAAGTTAAGAGGTTAATACTACTTTTTCTTACAGGTCTATGAAACAATAAAAGAATAAACAAAAACCGTAATATAGCGTTCGATTTAATTATTTTTGTTAAAATTGAAAGAATAAACAAAAATAAATCGCTACCTTCATAAAACAACAGTGACCTCGTTGACAACATGGGTATCTTTGATAGGTTTCGACGCAACGCTTCTGCCGCAGAAGAGCGGGTCGTTCATCGTGTTGGTTCAAACATTTCACTATCAGTAGCCGCAGGTTTGCCAAATATCTTTGAGGAAACCGAAAGATTCCAAAACGATACTAACTTTATTAACAAGTTCGATTTGTATGACAACATGGTTAAGTTAGACCCCGAACTAAACGGTGCAGTGCGAAGTGTGGCTTTGACAGCCAACAACTATGAGATTGACTACCGAAAGGCCAAGAACAGTGCTATTCGGAACGCAATTATGGAAATGGTCGAGCGTGTTGACTTTGACGACTTTCTTATCAACGCCCTACGAAACCTACAAGTGTATGGGAATGACATTAACAAATTAGTAGGTCGTACCGGTGTAGGTATCACCAATATCCAAAGTCTGCCTATTCGACAAATCACTATCGTTGACAACCGTGGCGCAACTGGATTACCATTTACAGCCGATGAAAACAGTCCTATTATGACAAACAATTTTTACATTTTGCGAGAACAAGGCATTGATACTATGGTTTTCCCTCGTGACGAAATTGTCCACTTCCGAACCGACTTCCGAAGTAATTGGTACGAAGACTCAAAATTGCGTCAAACCTATGGTGTTTGGGGCCAATCTCGATTTTCTTCGCTTGAGCAAGTGGTTCGTGTTAAGTACAACACAATGAACAACCGTATTGCCCTTGAAGATGTACTAACCAAACAATTCATTACTATTGACAAGTCCGCTATTGAACACATCCAAGACCCCGATGAACAACAAGAAAGACTTGGAATTATTATGGATGAAGTTATTAAATTGTTTGAAGGTCTGCGTGGCGACCAAATGCCAATCCTACCTTCCTATGTCACACTACACCATGTTGACCTCAAAAACACAATTCCCGACAACAGCAACTTTCTTGACATGGTTGGTGCTAATGTAGCCGCCGTTCTGCATGTCCCTCGTGTAGCCGCAGGGCAAGAAAAGGGTTCGACCTTTGCCGCTACCTACAACGCAAATATGTGGGCTAATACGGCTATCTCTCGCCTCCAATCTATTGTAAAGCAAGGTATCATGGAACTGTTCTCTAAGCAGTTAGAACTGATGGGTATTAAGCACCAAAAGAAAGACTTGCCGGAATTTAATTTTAAGCCAATAGCAGAAGAGTCGCCAATGGATTCGATGAAAAGAGCAGTGCTTGGTTATGATGCTGGCATCCTAACACTTAATCAAACACTCGAAGTTATTGGAATGCAACCGGAGTCGGAAGGTACAACCCGAAAGGAAGGTACCAAAGGAAAAACCGGTGAACTTCCAAGAACAAACCAACAAGAAGGTGTGAAAAATGAGTAAAAAGAATCCTAATTCATTTAATGACAAAATGGTACAGCGAACTGTACTTCCAGCAATTTACCTATGGCTTCTTGCAAGCGGTGCAGTAGTAGGTATGGGTATTTGGAAACCCGATGTAGTATTGCAAAACCTCGATGGGTTTATCGCACTTATTGCTATCATTGGCGGTGTTGCTGGTCCGGCTCTATCGACAGTGCTTCGTATGTGGGAATCCGAACAAACCATCGAGATTGACAACATTCCTGTGGAACTTAAACATGAGCGTGAGCGTGATGGAGAAGAACATGACCACAAGATGTTTTTGGAAAAGAAAGCCCAAGAGCATGTTCATGCTGTTAAGTTCAAAAATCTTGATAAAGAGTGACCCGCATGATTGTGGAACGCTTGCTTAGAAAAGAACTTGAAAGCATTTGGCAAAACCTGCCATTTCCAAGCGAAAAGGGCTACCCCCAAATCTTTGATAACATGGACTATTGGGTCTTATTTGTTGACGATGAACCCGTAGCGTACACAGGTTCCTTAACACTTGAAGACTTTGCTTTTGTCGGAAACACTTATGTCAAAAGTAAATACCGTAAAAATAAATACCACCCATTCCTACTAAGCGAAAGAAACAATTCTCCCGCCCTTTGCGATTTGCCAAAAGTGACTGTATTAAATCCAATAGAAGAAATAAAAATGCAGACCCTTGTTAAGACGGTTTTATCACTTGGTTATTACAAAGTCTGTTCGTACTATGATGTACAGGATATTATGTCACTCTCAATGTATGAGGATATTTTAAATGAAAGTCAACAAATTTGGCGAATGGATTAAAAGTCACTCCGCATGTCGCAACACTATGCCAACCGTCGAAGATGATGAGCAAATCATTCAAGCCGCAGAATATCAAGGCAAGAAGGTGACCCTTAACAAGCCCTTCCGTACACAAGGCGGACCTAAGAAATTTGCTGTTTATGTACAGAACTCAAGCGGCAAAGTAGTTATTGTACGGTTTGGCGACCCAAACATGGAAATCAAGCGTGACGACCCTAAGCGACGCAAAGCATTCCGTGACCGCCACTCATGTTCCGAAAAGAAAGACCGTACTACACCCGGTTACTGGTCTTGCCGACAGTGGTCAACCACAAAGGTTCAAGGTAGTTATGATGAACTATGGGAGCAAAACGAAGGAGAAATTCTTGAAGGTATTGAAGAAGCATCTGCTTCCGAACCATGTTGCGGCTCCTGTGCAGAACATGCAGAAGCCAAGATGATTCGCAAAGATGTGTATGATAATCCAGCCGAAGCCTCTAAGAGAGCAAAAGAAATGGGATTAGATGGTACTCATTCCCACGAAGAAGGCGGCGAAAAAGTATTCATGCCCGGAAAGACCCATGAAGAGTACATGAGTAAAAACAAAGGCAAAGACATTCCTAAGAAGGCATACGATGAAGACAAAAAGGCTACGGCTGGCTCATGTCCTATTGGCGAAGAAATGGTGGCTGGTTCATGCCAACCCGTAAATGTCACAATGGAAATTACTGTTGACGAAATAATTGCCAAAGTCGAAGCATCGACAGGCAAGAACATTCTTGAAATCAAAGGTGTTGCATTCCATGAAGGCTACAACAAAAACCGTTGGGCTATCACAAAGCGTGGTGCTGAAAAGGTACTTAACCAAATGATAGGTGCTGACCTAACTCTTAACCACCCTAAAGCAAAAAATGTAGGGTTTGAAAGAAATACTGACGGCGGAGTCAACGAAGCAAATGTTGGCAAAGTTATTTCGGCAACAATAACTTATCCCGATGATGAAAAGTACGAAGTGCGATACGCCGCTCATGTTCATAGAGAAGAGTTGTTTGAGGCTCTTGAATCCGGACTATGGTTGAAGCCGGACTATGGTGTTAGTATTGGTGGCTACGGCATTCCTATTGCCGCAAGCGAAACCGGTATGGTGTTTGACAACGATTTTACATTTGACCACTTGGCAATAGTTCATAAGCCAGCCTACAACCGAGCAACAATTGAGTCGGTTGAAAAAGTCGAAGAAAACGCAGAAGCAAAACACGGTGGACAACATGGCAAACCCGAAAAGAATGACCCAAGAAAGACTCCCGCTAAACCCGATGAGCGAAGAAAAGGGTCCAAGAAAAACCCACCCGGTTCTGCTAAAAAACCAAACAAGTCAATCGTTGTTTCCCCCGCTACTCGAAAAACCTTGCAGACCAAAATGCAAGAACACAACAAAAAAGGAAAAGGTAGTAAAGCATCTATGGGCGCACTCCTTACTGTATTCCGTCGTGGTGCTGGTGCTTTTAGCACAAGCCACGCACCCAATATGTCAAGAAATGGCTGGGGCGTCGCAAGAGTTAATGCCTTCATCTATCTCCTTCGTACCGGAAGACCATCAAATCCCAACTACAAGCAAGACAATGACCTACTTCCCAAAGGCCATCCTCGTGCTAAGAAAACCGCTTCCACCGAAGAAACCTTGATAAGTCAAACCGATTCTCGGACAGAATACCGAAAGGAGAATAGCAATATGTCCGAAGAACAAATCGAAGAAAATGTTTCCGCAAGTGAAATGGAAGCACTACAAGCAGAACTCGTCCTTGCTCGTGCAGAACTTGAAGAAATGAAGGCTCACGAAGCCTCTCAAGCAGAAGAAGCACGACTTTCACTTGTTGCCTCCGCAACCGAACTTGGACTTAAAGGACACGAAGACCTTTCTTCGGACACCCTTACCAACCTCATCGCATCGTGGGAATCATCCCGCCCAGCATCACCCGTTGTTGAAATGGCCCCAGCAGTTCCAGCATCGGAACCTGCTGTCGCCGCAGAAACAAAGACCACCGAACCTGTTGTCGCTAATTACCTTAACGGCAAGATGGTTGAAACCCCACAAACACTTTACGCACAAGCATGGAATGCTTGGGCTTCTGCTTGGAACAAGACCCTAAGCGGAAACGAGCGTGGAGATGCGCGTATTAGCGCACCTAACTTTACAGAAATGAAGGAGATGATTTGAATGGTAGCATTTACAGGAAACGACCCACGAAACGCAATTTTGAAAGACGCAAACACCGTTAGCGGTGTTGGTATTCTTCTCGCAAAAGACGGAACAGCAAACAAGGTTCAACTTGGAGCCGCAAGCGATGTACCTTTGGGTGTTTCGGCAGGCGAGTCCAGCCGTGACGCTGACTTGGTTCTTGAAACAACCGGAGCAACTTGCTCTTTCTTCCCAATGGGCGGTGTGCAAATGGTCGCCGCTCTTGCAGAAACCTACACTACCGGACAACTTGTGTACCTAAAGGGTGCTGGTCGAGTCGGTGGAACCGCAGGCTCCGACAAACTCGTCGGTGTTTATGTTGGCGACGGAGAAGTTGTCGCAACTGCTGGTGATTTAATTCCTGTCAACACAACACAATGTGCAACGGCTTGATAACAAAAAAATAAATGGAAGTGAATAAGATGGCAAACCAATCCCTTGAACAAATTATGAACGCATCAGCCGCATCCGGTCCTTTTGGTACCGGTGACGCTGTTCTTGAACAAACCCTCCGTGACTTTATCCAACTACAATCCACTCGAATTGCAATTGGTACTCAACTCGTCGGAACCCGAACTGTCCCGTGGCTCGAATTTAAGTGGTACACAGGTGTGCAAGGCACATTCTCGTACCCACTTGACGACGCCGCAACTGTTGACCCAACAAAGATTGGAACTTCCAACTACACCGTGAAGTTGCAAAAGGGTCAAGGTCGCTGTGTCTTCCTTGACACTGTGCGTCTTCGTGGCGAATCCTTTGAGAACATTGACCGACAGCAACTCGCAATCGTCCGTGGACGAGCCGATGTTATCGACAACAACATTCTCTCCACCCTCCACAGTGGTGCTGGACAGACCCAAGCCGCAACCGCAACCTTCGGTAGTGGCTCGGCTGACGAAGAAGGCGACCTTTTGAAGACTATGGATAAGGTGTTCGCAAACGGTCGTGTGTCCGGTGACGAACCAATGGCTCTTGTCCTCCCTGCTTCGACCCGCAGTGCGCTCTTGAACACCCAACTTTACGGCAATGTCGTGGAGTCCCTTCAAGACCACATGAAGCGAATCGCAAAGATGAGCATTTACTACACCCGTGACTACACCGGTGGAAAGTCCTTGCTCCCAACCGACGCTACTGGTGCTATCGAAGACGACGCTCTCTTGCTCATTCCGGGCGCAGAAACAGCCGAGTTCTTTACCTACAACGGTGCAGGCTACCAAGAAACCGAACTTACCCGTCTTCCGGGTGTTGGTTTCGACTGGCTCTTGACTGGCTACATGGGAAGCGTTGTTCATCAACACCAAGACGGTGCCGCATCCGGCAAGTCCAACCGAATTGCCAAGATTACTGGCGTCGTTTGAGGTGATTTACTTGGCACAAAACCGTAAATTCCAAGACTTTGTAGAAACAAGGTATCTCGCTGACAACGCTGTCACCGAACCAAAGGTCGGCGGACTACAAATGCACACGCTTAAGTTCGTGTACGATGGTACAAGCCTAACTACTGGCGCAAAGACTTTGACAAGCGCAACAGGTGCGGCATTGACTCTACCTGCTGGCGCAATCATCCATTCATACATGATTGACGCAGAAGTACCATTTGGTTCTGCTGGCTCGGCAACAATCGCTCTTGGTATTTCCGGAGCCGCAACTGCTCTTTTGGGAGCAACTGCTTTTGATAACGCCGCACTTGTCCGAGAAACCTCGCACTTCCGACACCCAAGCACAGGCTCTCTTGTTCTTGCTGAATCAAGTGTACTACTGACCATTGCAACCGCCGCTCTCACAGGCGGTCTTGCAAATGTGTACATTAGTTACATGAACACCGTTTGAGGCGTTTAACTTGGTTAAAGAATGGACAGAAGCAGACGGTACAGTGTACCGTTTGAATGCCGAAGGTAACTACGATGTTATCCCCCCTGCTAAGAAGGCTAAGAAGCCTACTAAAAAGCAATCCAAGAAAAAGGTGGCTGACGAATGAGTGAGCGCACCAAATTGGCAAAACAGTTAAAAGATTTAGGCATTCCGGTGCCAAAAGATGCAAAGGTGGCAGACATGCGTCATCGAGCAAAACACTGGATAAGTGGTAGTGGTTGGCTTGTGCGACTTGTTCGCCCAAGCAGTCGAAGACCAAATAGCCCAGCAACTCTTTTACCCGACCGAGAAACATATTGGTTGCCCGACAGTCGTATGGCTCAAGATATTGTTAAGACAAAATTAGTAATGGTTCTCGGAAGATGCGCTCAAGCACCAAAAGACACTCCTGTCATATTAGTACCGAAAGACTATAACGACAGATGGCCTGTGAGCGGATTAGGTGAAGAAGAATGACCGTCACGACAGACAGTATTCGAGATTTGTTAAACCGCCCACGAGGTCTTAACGAAGGAACAATCACCGAATACATCAGTATGCGTACTGAACAAGTCAACAAATCGGCAAGGAACAATGCGTTTCTTGCAACGGATTCTGCCAATGTGGTCACGACTTCACAAAAAGAATCAGCCATTAAAGCACTTGTGTGTGCAGATTGCCTACAAGTTATGATTGATACCCTACCTTCCTATGTCAACGAGAGCGAGAGAAAAGAACAGGATATTCGTTTGACGGCCCAACTAAGAGGGTTTATGAAAAGAGGTCAAGATTTGCTCGCTCTTGTTTCGGAAAAAGGTGGAACGGCTGTTAAGATAGCCTCTACCAAAACCAAACAAAAGTGAGTATTATGGCAACAATAACATGGATAGGTGGAACTTCCACTGATTCGGGAACAGCGGCTAATTGGTCGCCAGCCTCTATCCCTACTGTTGGAGATGTCGCTCTTTTTAATAATTCAAGTCTTGTAGATTGTGCTTGGACATTAACATCCAGTGGTTCTTTAACTCTCGATGAAATTATCATAGAGGATTCTTTTCAGTATCAAGTTATTCTTAACGCATCACCGGTTATCAAAGGTATGTATCTTGGAGGAATCCTAAATGCTGGTTCAGCAGGTGCTATCACCTTTAAGCATGGGTCTGCACCGAACTACTTTGGGTCATACAAAACATATAACGAACGCTTTGTTTTGCTTGGCAACAATGCTTCTTATGTAGGAAATGTAATTTTTTCTTTTCAAGGTTTAACAACTCCCGTCACAAAATTTGATGATGGGTCACACCCTATTCTTAGGTTAAATACTGGAAAATTTGCACCGGACTATGTTGTGCCGACTGGAACTTCCGGTAAAGCATCATTTGCTGGTTTATCGGCTCTTACCGGTTCATCTTTTGAACCGGAAGGTGCGTTTGTGGACAATGACCGGTTAAAGGTATTTGATTTTACGATATTTGACGCTACATCAGTAGATACTGTGAACTTTGGACTTGCAACAGTCGAGTTCACTGCGTCAAGTAGTGGAGTAGTGTTGCCTACCCATAACGCAACAGGTTATTCTTCTACATTCCAAGCCTACTATCGAAAAATTGTTCTTAAAGCAGATACTCATGGTGATAAAATTCTACTTGCTGATAACACCTTTATTTCTGTCGAAGAATTTGAAATTGATGATGGGTGTATGCTTGTAGGGCCGAAAAATTTGGATTCTCAAGGCTCCGACATACGAAGCATTGTTTCTCCTAAAATAAGAGGGTCTTGGTCGTACAGTCAAATTAGTCCGGGTATTTATCGAAGCCCTCGACATGCTTCCGGACCAATTGACCTTATCAACGGAAATGTTCATATTACGGGAAAATTAAATGTTGATGGTTTGATTGACCCAACAGGTTTAGAATTAGACCCCGTTAGTTCAAATCCGGGTGGCGTGGCCGCTAACACGCTTTGGCTTAACAGTGCGGATAGCAACAAATTGTATCACGGCTCAACTGAAGTAGGTACAGGCACAGGCGCACAAGGTCCAGCCGGACCACAGGGTCCAGCAGGTAACGACGGGGCTGACGGAGCCGATGGTGCTACCGGAGCGACTGGCGCAACCGGACCTGCGGGTTCAACAGGTCCAGCCGGTCCACAAGGTCAAACAGGTGCTACCGGAGCGGCGGGTTCTAATGGCTCGGACGGTAGCGACGGTTCGGACGGGAATGATGGGGCGCAAGGTCCACAGGGACCACAAGGACCGGCAGGTGCTACCGGTCCAGCAGGTTCACAAGGCCCACAGGGACCAGCAGGGGCAACAGGAGCGGCAGGGGCAGACGGGGCTGATGGAGCAGATGGTTCAAATGGAGCGCAAGGACCGGCAGGTCCAGCAGGTTCTACTGGACCAACAGGAAACACAGGACCAGCCGGTTCTACGGGACCAGCAGGTGCTACCGGTGCGGCGGGTGCTGACGGTCTTGATGGCTACGAAAGTGCCAACCAACAAACGAACCTCTCCACTGGATGGTGGACTTTTGCTCTTGTCAAAGGGCGTAACTTGAACAAGGCTCAACGAGCAATGGGCCAATTCTATGTCGCTGATACATCGTCAGGCCGACATCGTGCTTGTCGTATTGAAGTCGGCCATCACTACGGTCGTGATGGTGGAAATCAAATCAACCTGTTCTCAATATCGGGATATGGATATGGTGTTCCGTTCACCAAGTTTAGGCTCGTAGAAGGCAACACCTACGACGGTGCGGCACTTCAAATCTACATCAGCAACTCAACAAACAGAATCAACGCCCACATGTTGTTCAACCTCCAAACGGGCGACGGGTGGACTCTACTCAATCAGTGGCTTCCTAATGCCGATATAGGGGCGCACGATGCGTACTTGGGCTATACGGCGGGTGGGTACAATAATTGGGCCGTGTCTATGGTGGCTATTGAAGAACTTAACTTGGAGGATTTGGTTAGAGCAGTGGGCGGCGGAGGAATGGCGACCACTGGTTCGTTCGTAGTCCAAAAGGACTTCAAGGCGAGTGGTGGGGTTATTCAAACCGATAACGCAAACAGCCTCGGATTCTTCGGAGCGCAAACCACTCAATTGCCTCGACCACCTCAATACCCAACCGCACCTCAATTGACTGGTAATTTGACGAACGATGTTCAAACCTTGAGCATGGCCTACGATGAATTGGTAGACATACTGCGAGCCTACGGCTTAGTTCAATAAGGAATGATTAAAATGACGAGATGTGTATATTTAGACGGATGGTTCGACGCCAAATCGAAAGAACTTGATGCAGAAGAAAAGAAAAGAAAGAAAGA